GAGAACCAAGATCAGGTTTCCGTAAACATCTGGGTTTGTAACGGACAAGTGTTACGTCTTGTTATGAACCCATTTACTCCTTCTATCTTACCATACTACGCAGTGCCTTTTGAGGTAAACCCTTACTCATTCTTTGGAGTAGGCATTGCAGAAAATATGGATGATACACAAAATCTTATGAACGGATTTATGAGAATGTCAGTAGATAACGCAGCATTGTCTGGTAATCTACTTATAGAGGTAGACGAGACTAATCTCGTCCCAGGGCAAGACCTCTCTGTGTATCCAGGCAAAGTGTTTAGGAGACAAGGAGGGGCACCTGGTCAAGCTATCTTTGGCACCAAGTTTCCGAATGTATCTAACGAGAACATGCAGATGTTTGACAAAGCAAGAGTGTTAGCAGATGAGTCAACAGGTTTCCCTTCTTTCGCTCATGGTCAAACAGGCATACAAGGAGTGGGTCGTACTGCTTCTGGTATTTCTATGCTTATGTCTGCTGCCAACGGTAGCATACGTAACGTTGTTAAAAATATAGATGATTATCTGTTAGCACCACTAGGTAGAGCTTTCTTTCACTTCAATATGCAGTTTGACTACGATGATGGTGTAAAGGGTGACTTGTCTGTAAAGGCTGAAGGAACAGAAAGCTTGATGGCTAACGAGGTTCGTAGTCAGAGACTTATGCAGTTTCTTGGTGTTGTACAGAATCCAGTGCTTGCACCTTTTGCTAAAATGGATTATATTATCAGAGAGATTGCTAAGTCTATGGATCTTGATCCTGACAAACTTACAAACTCTATGGGTGACGCAGCTATACAGGCTGAGATCCTCAAGAAATTCCAAGCAGATAATCCACCACCCCAAGTAGATCCTAACGCTCCACAGCAGCAACAGGGTGCTCCTCAACAGGGAGAACAACCTCCTGCAGGTGCTCAAGTACAAGATACTCAGGGATCAGGTGGTGGTCAAGTAGGTACAGGAACAGCACCACTACCAGGAGAACAAGGGTTCACTGGTAACACAGGATAACGAACACTTATGAAATTAAAACTACTGGTAAATAACATGGAGATCTGGAACTCGTTTAACGATGAACTGGATCGAAGACTCAACCACGTCCATATTCAAATGGAACAAACTATAAAACAGGAAGACTTGTTTAGACTGCAGGGTGAAGCAAAAGCACTCCGTAGGTTAAAGTTTTTAAGGGATGAAGTGAATGGACCTAAACCAGACCAGTGAAGATAATACAGAAAAAGCTTTTGGTAGAGCACTCTCTAAAAGACCTGGGCTTAGATCTTTTTCAGAAGCTAAAGGTCAGGTGTCTACAGAAGAACTAAAAGAGGGTATTGATAATGCAGCCACGTATCTTCTTCCGTTCTATGACTCAGGTGTAAACATAGTAAATGTTGCACAGGAGTATATGAAACCTGAACAAGAACGTGACTACGAGTACATAAAAGATCAGTTCAGAGAAGCAGGTCAGAGTGCTGCCATAGAAGGTAGTCTACTTCTTATGGGTGGTGTTGCAGGTAAATACGGAGCCAAAGGTATCAAGGCTCTAGCTGACAAAGTAAAACAATACGAGATAAATCCTACAGCAATGTCAGCATTTGGTGCAGGAGTTATTAGTAAAAAACCATTTAAAAAAACACGTAAAGCTTACAAACTATTTATACAAAGAGATGATAAACTTTACCCACTATTTGTAAACGCAGCCGATGAAGTTCCAATGGGTGAATTTCTAGAAGCAGACTTTCCTAAAACAGCATTTAAAGGGAAGCGAACCTCTAATTCAGAAGAGATGGTTTATGTACCAACAAAAGGAGCAAAAAGAACAAAAGGGGAAAAAGCAAAGGGAACAGGTGATCTAGTAATCATACCAGATAAAAAAACTGCAGACAAATTAAGAGAAGAAGGTTTTACCATAGTTACCCCTAAAGATAAAAAAGCTGCTGCAGCAGCCCCTTTTGGTAAAGTGTTAGCAGTTAAAGGTAGACCTGGTTGGCATGCTAGTCAAAAACCAGTTGCTACTCATCTAGGACCAGAAGACTTAATTATAGACGCATCAGAAAAAAAACAACTGTTAGATGCAGGAATACCTAAAGAGGCTTTTAAAGAAAAAACATTTAATTATTTAAATGGAAAATTAATATCTGCAGACGATGTAAAAAAATTATCAAAAAAAGAAAAACAAAAAGTAAAAACAGTTAAAAAGTTTTACGTTAAAAGAAGAGCAGAAGATCAAGTATTTGCAGAAGTAGATATGGCAGATGATGTAGATTATGAATCTATGTTAAAGTCAGAGGGCAAAAAAGATATAAACGATAGAGTACCTAAAGGTGGCAGTTATAGATACCAAGATGGGCAAGCAGATAGTGACTTTTGGATTGTAGGTGGTGACATGAAAGTAAACCGCATACTAACTAGAGAAGAAACAAAAGCCGCACAAAAAGAATTAGGTGTAAAAGATTTACCGTATAGGGATGAAGTAGAATCCATACTAGGAAGAAAATTTAATAAAGGCGGTTTAGCAGGAGATATCATGTACACAGGCGATGAAGATTACAAGGTTACATCTAGCTATGGTGAAGATGAAATGCAAATGAATAAGGGCGGTGCAGTTGATGGTCAAATGCAAATGGCATTTATGAATGAGGGTGGAATAGCAGATGATGGTATGGATGTAGATCCAGTATCAGGAAACGAAGTACCACCTGGCTCTCTTGCAGAGGAAGTTCGAGATGACATTCCTGCACAACTCTCTGAGGGTGAGTATGTCGTTCCTGCTGATGTTGTCAGATACTACGGTGTCAAGTTCTTTGAAGATCTAAGAGATCAAGCTAAGATGGGTCTAGCTGAGATGGAAGCCAATGGACGTATAGGTGGAGAGCCTGTACCTGACGGTGGTCCTATAAACGATCAAGAATTATCTCCTCAAGAGATGCAAGCTATACAAGAGATGATGGGTATGGCTGAAGGTGGTGAGGTTCAGAACCCTTACCTACAGCAACAGCAACTGTACAGCCAACCTAGACCTGCACCTATAGATGAAAAAAGAAACACAACTATAACCAACGTTAATCCTGTTGAGAACCAAATGCCTATGCAGAGCATGGCTGATGGTGGTCAAGTCCAAGGGTATCAAGACAGTGGTGATGTTATGAAAGACGCACCCTCCTTTGTTCAAAACCAGTTTGATCCCTCTGTGTATGGTCTTGGTTACAGTTTTATGGGTCAGCCACAGCAAGCAGGAACAACAACCACTCAATCTCCACAAGGACAAACCTTTACAGTTCTTTACCATCCTGACTACGCTACAAATGGTAAAAGTAAAACTTTCTATCTTCCTAGAGATAATGAAATCTATCAACAATATCTTGGTATGGGTTACACCAAGCAGATGCCTATGACTGGACCTGCAGGACAAGGAGAAACTCCAACCACTGATACTCCAGTAACTACAGATCTTACAGGATCTACAGTAACTACAGGAAGTGGGCCTGAAGGTAGTGGTGGTGGTGGTAGCGGTGGCACTACTCCAACACCTGAAAAGGTAGATTACAGCACGTATGATGGAGAGCAGTTACTAGAAGCTTTTGATCAAAACAGAAAGACACGTATAGCACTGACAGCTTTGGGTGCTGTTAATCCTTTGATTGCCCTATTCGGTCAGGGTGCAACAAGAGCACAAGAAAAAGAAATAATAGCTGCAATGGATAAACTAGGTATTAAACCACCAGAGAATGAAGGAACTGTGTTAGACAACATTACAGACTTTGTTTCTGGTCTATTTGGTAAAGACAAACAAGAAGTAAAGAACACCATAATAGAAAAATCAGATGATAAACCCTCTCCCTTTACACAGCCAGGATATCAAAGAAAAATTGAGAGAGAACGAAGTAGTGGTGACGTTTCTAAATCTACTGCACAAAAAATTAGACAAAGCACGAAAGATGTAACCATTAAAGGACGCACTGACTCTTCTGGAAAAAAAGCAGGTGATAAAGATTACAAGTCTAAACTAAGAGAAAGACAAGAGAAAAAACAAAGAAATAAAGCAGAAGCTGATGCAACTGCTGCAAGTGGTCCAACAAGAGATTTTGCACCAGGAGGTATTGGTGTGAACAAAGGTGGGCTAATGAATAAAAAGGGCAAGAAGTAAACAATAACAATAAGGCTACCCAGGAATGGTTCCTGGCCCCAACATAAAGGAGAACTTTAAATGCCTGAACTAACTGCAATGGAAAAACCTAAAATAGCAGGTTTTGTAGATCGTGGATTTAACCACGCTAAAAAACAAAAACAGATAGAAGAAGCAGAGGCAGAGATTGCCCGACTAGAAGCAGAGGCTCGTGGTGAAGAAGTCGAAGAACAACAGGAATCCAGTAGCGAGGATACTGAGAACACCGAAGTTCAAGCCTCAGATGATTCCCAACAAGAAGAAACCCCAGAGGAAACCAAAGCACAGGAAGACGATGACAGCGAGTTAGATGCTGAAGAAAAGTCTTTTAAGAAACGCTATGGTGATATTCGCAAACATTTAGCTGCTAAAGAAAAAGAGTGGCAAGAAAAGTTTGATGCTCTAGAAAGTAAGAGCAAACGTGAGGGTATCGTTCCTCCTAAGTCTGATGAAGACATAGAGAAGTGGGCGCAAGAATATCCAGACGTAGCAGGTATTGTTGAAACAATTGCAGCTAAAAAAGCTCAAGAGATGTTTAACAAGGCTGAGTCACGTCTACAAGAATTAGATGAAGCACACTCTGAAGCTCAAAGAGTAAAAGCAGAGAATGTTATTCGTAAGACTCACGAAGACTTTGATGAACTAAGACAGTCAGATAAGTTTCACAACTGGGCAGATGAACAACCCAAGTGGGTTAAGGATGCACTCTATGAGAACATGGATGATCCTGCCTCAGTTGTACGTGTGATAGATCTATACAAGATTGACAACGGTATGACCGTAGCAGCTAAGAAGAAATCTAAGAAAGCTGCAGCATCTACTGTTGCTAAAGGAACTCGTACTTCTGTAGACGCAGAGGGTGTACAAGGACAAATAAAAGAGTCTGATGTAGCCAAGATGTCTAACAAGGAGTTTGAGGAAATGCAGGACAAAATAAACGAAGCTATCCGTAATGGTAAGTTTGTTTATGACATGTCTGGTTCTGCAAGATAATTAGTTGACATATTTAAAGTCATCTATATAACTACTCGTATCTGACTTGAAGCCTCCGTAAAGGACCACCTTCAAAGATACATTTAACCCAAAAGTCTAAACTACAAAGAACTACCTGGACAAGTATAGGCCCAGTGGTATTTGGTAGCGCAACCTAATACTTTCTGCACCCTAGAAAACGTACAGCCTCTTTCAGGTGTTTAAGCTTTATTCCCAAAGCCAAATATCATGGAGGATTTAACTATGGCTTTTCAAACCGCATCGGGTTATGGGAATTTACCTAACGGTAATTTTAGTCCTATAATCTACTCCAAGAAGGTACAGCTTGCTTTCCGTAAAGCTGCTACTGTAGGAGACATAACTAACTCTGATTATTTCGGAGAGATCAGCGCACAAGGTGATACTGTGCGTATAATCAAAGAGCCTGAAATTTCAGTTCAAGCTTATGCTCGTGGCACGACAGTCACAGCACAAGACCTTGACGATGAAGATTTTCAGTTAGTCGTAGACAAAAGCAACTACTTTGCTTTTAAGATGGACGATATTGAAGAAGCTCACTCACATGTGAACTTCATGCAACTTGCAACAGATCGTGCAGCTTACAGACTAGCTGATCAGTATGACCAAGAAGTTCTTGGTTATCTGTCAGGTTTTAAGCAATCTGCTCTACATGCACAAGCAGACGCAGTTAACGACAGTGTAAACGGTTCAAAGGCTGTGACCACTGCAGGTTCAGACGAACTGCTTACAAGCATGAAGCTACGTAAAGATTCATTTGGTAACATCACAACGTCATCTGCAGGAGATCACTCAATTCCTGTCGTAGCACGTTTACCAGGTGCAACTGCTTTACCAACAGCTACAGTTTCACCTGCAATGATTATTGCAAGAATGAAACGATTGCTTGATCAGCAACAAGTTGATACACAAGGACGTTGGCTCGTAATTGACCCAGTGTTTATGGAAATCTTATCAGACGAAGACAGCCGCTTCATGAATGGAGACTACGGTGAGTCTGGTGGACTACGTAACGGTCTTGTAATCAACAACTTTCATGGCTTCCGTTTGTACGTGTCCTCAAACCTACCTGCTGTAGGTACAGGCCCAGGTACATCAGGATCAGCAAACCAAAATGCTAACTTTGGTGTGATTGTTGCAGGTCATGATTCTGCTGTAGCAACTGCAGAGCAGATCAACAAGACAGAAACATATCGTGACCCTGACAGCTTTGCTGACATTGTTCGTGGTATGCATCTATACGGCAGAAAGATTCTTCGTCCAGAAGCAATCGCAACTGCTAAATACAACGCAGCGTAAGAAGGGAGATTGAATAATGGCTACTATTACAATGAGCACGAACTCAGCCTCTACTTCCAACAATGGCGGTACTGGCAACAAGCAGCTTCGTGGCAGCTTAGTTACTTTACAAAACGATATAGATCTTGCAGATGCTATATTACAAAACGGTGGTACTGCACTAGCAGCCAATGATATCATTGAGGCTATTGCTGTTCCTGCCAACACTTTGATCCTACACGCAGGTTTTGAAGTTGTAACTGCAATGGCAGGTACTACTACAGACTCCTCGATTCATGTGGGTATCACAGGAACAGACGTAGACATTTTTGCTACGGCATTTGATCTAGATGGTGCATCAGTAGGAGATCACACTCCTGCTATTACATCTTCAGGTGTATGTTCTAACTTACCAGTGTTTACTGCATCAGCAGACACTATTGACGTAGAGATTCATGCGTCAGGTGGAACTATCACTGGTGGTATTATACGTGTGTACGCTGTCTGTGTAATGATGGATGACGTAACACAGACCACATCTGCTAATGAAGTAGATCGTGATCTGTTAGCGTAAAGCAACTTTAGGGGCTGACTCAGGTTGGCCCCTTTAGCTTATTTAAAGGAAAAAGTATGGCTTTAACATTTCTCTCGTTAACTAACGATGTAATTACAAGAATGAATGAAGTAACGCTTACTTCTACTACTTTTGCTAACGCTAGGGGTGTTCAAGTACAGTGTCAAAACGCTGTCAATGAAGCTATCAGATATATAAATCAAAGAGAGTTTGGGTATTCTTTTAACCATGCACAGAATACTTCTACTCTAACTCCAGGTGTGTGTAGATACACTGCACCAACAGATACTAAATCAATAGACTACGCTACTGCCAGAATTAAAAAAGATGATGATGTCAACGCTGCAGGAAATAATTTAGTACTTCTTAACTATAACGAGTATATAGAAAAAGGTTATCCTAACGAAGAGGATCAGGTTAAAACAACAACCGTCAACGCAACAGACGGTTTGTCTGCATCCGTAACAACGATAACTGTTGCATCTACAACAGACTTTAGTTCAACAGGAACTCTGTACATAGGTGGAGAACAAATAACTTACACAGGTATATCGGGTAACGATTTTACAGGATGTACCAGAGGTGCAAACAGCACCACAGCAGCAGCAATAGCAAACAGCACTACAGTAACACAGTTTGACGGTGGTGGTGTTCCTAGAAACATAGTCAGAACTCCTGACAACAATTACTTGCTGTACCCTTACCCAGACAAACAATACACACTTATCTTTGACTACTTTACATTTCCATCTGACCTATCGGCACATGGAGATACTACAAGTATTCCAGACAGATTTGCACCTGTAATTGTAGATGGTGCTGCTGCCTTTGTTTATCAATACAGGGGTGAGATACAACAATACCAGTTAAACTTTGCTAGGTTTGAACAGGGTATTAAAAATATGCAGAGTCTACTTATTAACAAGTATGAGTATGTACGATCTACAGTCATCCTTGCACCAAGAGGTTCTGCTAACTTTGCAGGTGGAGTAATTTCCTAATGCCAGATCTATCCCAAGCACAACCTGCAGCATTTAACTGTGAGGGTGGCTTAGTTTTAAATCGTTCTACATTCTTAATGCAACCAGGTGAAGCGTTAGAGTTAGAGAACTTTGAGCCTGACATTGAGGGTGGTTACAGGAGAATAAACGGTTTTCGTAAATACGTAAATCAACAAGTGCCTCAAACATCTAGCTCTGGTGAAAAGATATTGATGGTTGCTAACTTTGCAGACAAAGTGTTAGCAGCTAGAGGTGAGAAGATATTTAGTTCTGCATCTACTGAGCTTGGAACTAAAATTGTTTCTACCACAGGCATGACAGGTTCTGGAACTATATCTGTAGACTCCACAACAGGTTTTTCTTCTAGTGGAACGTTACAGATTAACGATGAGTTGTTTACGTACACTGGTGTTACCTCTACTAGTTTTACAGGTGTAACTCGTGCTGCTACAAGCACAACTGCTGCCAATCACGCTATTAATGATGTAGTGTCAGAGTCCTGGACTGAAAGAGATACTGGTAGAACAAGTGCAGATAAATACAGTTTTGAAAGATATAACTTTGACGGTAACGAAAAGATTATAGTTGTTGACGGTGCAAATGCTCCAACTATATTTAACTCTTCTTTATCGGCAACAGATGTCAGTGAAAGTTCTGTAGCAGGTTCTACAATAGTTGTAGCTTTTAAAAATCACATGTTTTACGCAGGTAAGTCTAGCACACCACAGACTTTAGTATTCAGTGAACCCTTTGACGAGGATGGTTTTCAGTCTGCTGACGGTGCAGGAACTATCAAAGTAGATGATAACATTGTTGGACTAAAAGTGTTTAGGGATTCTTTATTTATATTTTGTGAAAACAGAATATTTAAAATGACAGGATCTACTCTCAGTGACTTTGCTATACAACCAGTCACTAGAGATATTGGATGTGTAAACAAAGACACTATCCAAGAATTTGCAGGTGACTTATTATTCCTTGGTCCTGATGGACTCAGAACTGTTGCTGCTACTGCAAGGATTGGTGATACGGCTCTTGGTGCTATTACACAAAACGTGCAGTCTATTTTTGATGCTAACATTAAAGACTCTACAGTTTTTGACAGTGTAGTTATTCCAGACAAAACACAGTATAGAATATTCTTTTCAAAAGCAGGACAGGGTGAAAATTTAACAAGAGGTATTATCTGCGTTAGGAGAGCAGACAAGTTTGAGTTTTCAGAAATACGTGGAGTAAAACCATCTGCTACAGATGCTTTAGTTGTTGATGGAGATGTAAGAGTAATACATGGTGACTTCTCAGGATTTGTTCACAGACAAGAAGCAGGTAACACCTTTGATGGCACAGCAATATTAGCAAGATACAGAAGTCCTGATTTAAGTTTTGGAGATACTGGTGTTAGAAAACACATGCAAAGAGTTATCCTTAACTTTAAACCTGAGTCAGCAATAGATGCAGATTTATTTGTCCGTTACGACAACGAAGCTTCTGACTCTGCAAGACCTGCAGCATATGCTTTAGACAGTTCTCAAGTTGCAGCACAGTTTGGTTCTGCAACTTTTAGTACAACTAGTAGTGCTGCACAGTTTGTTTTCGGTGGTCCTTCACAGCCACTCGTAAGACAGTCAGTAGAAGGATCAGGTTTTTCTGTAGCGTTAAGAATTAAAGATGGTGGAGAAACGGCACCATATTCCCTAAAAGGGTTTCAATTAGAATATCAAGTAGGAGCAAGACGTTAGATGGGTAATACATACACGAGACAATCTAGTTTTACAGACGGTGATGTTATTACTGCTGATCTGTTCAACAATGAATATGATCAACTCTTAGCTGCGTTTGCAGCAAGCACAGGACACACTCACGATGGTACGGCTGCAGAGGGTGGACCTATCACTAAACTGTTAGGAACTAACATTACTATCGGTGATGCCACAGCAGGTACAGATATTACTGTAACCTTTGATGGTGAGACTAATGACGGTGAACTTAAATGGATGGAAGACGAAGATTACTTTGAGTTTTCTGATGACATTCTTATAGCTTCTGACGAAAAGATACAGTTTCGTGACACAGCTATATTTATAAACTCCAGTGCTGATGGTCAGCTTGACCTTGTTGCAGATACAGAGATACAGATTGCTGCTACCACTGTCGATATAAACGGTAATGTAGATGTATCAGGAACACTTACCGTTGCAGGTGCTGTAGACTTTGGTGATGCTGCTTTATCAAATGTAGGTGCAGTACAGCTAGATAGTATTTCAGGTGATGCTGACTCTAACACAAGCATAGCTTTCAGTGGATCTGACGTAATTACAGTTACTGCAGGTGGTGAAACACAGGTTACTTTTAATAATGGATCAATACTTCCTACAACAGATGATGACGTAGACTTAGGTTCTAGTTCCTTTGAGTTCAAAGATGGCTTTTTTGACGGTACACTTCACGCAGATGCAATAAACTTTAACGGTACAGCCATAAGTGCAACTGCTGCTGAACTTAACATTATGGATGGTGTTACTGCTACCACTTCAGAAATAAATACTTTAGATGGTATTACAGCAGTGGTAGGAGAACTTAACGCTCTTGATCTAGGATCTACAGGTACAGGCACAGCTATTAACTCTAAAGCAGTTATATTAGATGCTAACAAAGATTACACTGGTATAAGAAATCTTACATTGACTGGAGATCTCACTATTGGTGGTGATGACCTCACTATGGGTACAAATACTTCAGGACACATACTTGTAGCAGACGGTACAAACTTTAACCCTACTGCTGTGGGCGATTTATCTGAAATTAGTACAGTTGCTAACGATGACGTGTTTCTTGCTGTAGATACATCTGGTGGTGGTCTTAAAAAGATTACACGTAGTACGATAGTATCAGGTCTTGCTGTTGGTGGTGTTGCTCTATCTAACGTAGTAGAGGATAGTACTCCACAGTTAGGTGGTAACCTTGATATGAACGGTAACGATATTGTTACTACATCAAATGCTGATATTGATCTCGCACCTAACGGTACAGGCAAAGTAGTTGTAAAAGGCAACAACAACCCTGGTACTGTGGTGTTTAACTGTGAATCTAACTCTCATGGTCAAACAGTTAAGTCACAACCACACTCAGCCTCTGTTACCAACGTTCTAACTTTGCCTCCTGGTGGTGATCAAGAGATAGTTGGTACGACAGCAACACAAACACTTACAAACAAAACAATGGGTGCTACTAGCTTTGGTGACAACAATATTACTAACGTTGGTGACATTGCACTAGACTCTATTAGTGCTGACGCTACAGATATTAACGTTGCTGTTACTGATAACTCAGCCACTGCATTTACAATTAAACAAGGATCAGATGCTTATCTTATAATTGATACGGCTAACAGCAGTGAGTCTGTATCTATTGGTACTGGTATATCTGGTACAGCTATCACATTAGGTCACAGCACCTCAGAGGTAACAGTAGCAGACAACCTTACAGTTACAGGTGACTTAACTGTATCGGGTACAACTGTAACAGTAAACTCTACCACTGTAAATCTTAACGATCATAACATTGTTCTTGACAGTGGTAACAGTACATCTGCTGTAGTTAATGGTGCAGGTATTACAATAGAGGGTGGTAGTGGTGATGATGCTACGTTTACCTATAATACTTCAGGACCAAAGTTTGAGTTAAAGCTAGGGTCTAATCATGAGGATTTACAGGTAGATCAACTTATTGCTGCTTCTCTAGATATTAGTGGTGACATTGATGTAGATGGAACAGCTAACCTAGATGTTGTTGATATTGACGGTGCTGTTGATATGGCATCTACTTTAGGTGTTACTGGTGTAGTCACTGCTAACGCAGGTGTGGTAATAGATAACATTACTATTGATGGGACAGAGATTGATCTTAGCTCTGGAGACTTGACAGTAGATGTTGCAGGAGATATTATCCTAGATGCAGACGGTGGTGACTTTAAGTTTCAAGACGGTGGAACTGAGATACTTAGAATCACTAACTCTTCTAGTGATGTAATTATCAGACCTGTTGTAGATGCTAAAGATCTTATCTTTCAACAAAGAGATGGTACAGAGGTAGCTAGGATAGAAGACAATGGTACGTTTAACGTTGTCACAGATAAACTAGCAATAAACGGAACTGCTGTAACTTCTACGGCTGCAGAGTTAAACATACTTGACGGTGCTACGGCAACTGCATCAGAGATAAATTTATTAGATGGTGATACTTCTGTTGGTGGTTCAATAACATTGGCAGATGCTGACGGTTTTATAGTAAATGATAACGGCACAATGAAAACTATTCCTGCATCAGATGTAAAAACTTACGCTGCAGGTAGTGCTGCCACTAAAGGATTTGCCATTGCTATGGCAATAGTATTTGGATAGAAAGGTAAAAGTAAATGGCAACCCCAAATATAATTAATGTAGCGACTATTACTCCAAAGGTAGCAGTTGGTGCAGTGACAACAAGTAGAGCAGACATCGTTGATGTACCTGCAGAAAACTGTGCAAAGATA